CTAACTTTTGTGTCATAATTCTCTTGAGAAACGGAAGATGCACATCCAGTCAACATAGTGGCCGAAATAAACAACGCAATTAAAATCCTTTTCATATTATTTCCTCCTCCCCCTTCGGTACCACTCGAAGGGTATTATTTTGCTTCTTTCAATTTTCTCGAACCCTCATTTTCTTGATTCATTCTCTTAATATATCCTTTTAATTCTCCTTTGAATTCTAATTGGGCGTCCATTGGCAGCTGATGTATTAAAGAAATCCACTCAGCATCAGATTGAGAAATACAGTTATTATGTCGATTTTTTCCATATACGAGAAAATCTAATGAAACCCCAAAATGTTCAGAAAAACGCACAAGCATTTCTCCGCTTGGCAATTTCCCGGATTTCCAATTAGCCATAGAACCTTTGCTCATGCCAAGTTCTGTAAGTAATGTTGTTGGTTTTATGTTCTTTTCTTTACATAGTTTTAAAAGTTGATCGTAAAACAAAAAAACTCCTTTCCTAAAAAAAGTTCAAAAAAATGCACATAACTATTGACAAGTGCATTTTAATGCACTATTATTAAAGTGTAATAACCAAATGTTTAAAACATTTTTCAAAAAAAGAGTGACGGCAATCACTCAAGGTGTAATGCAACTGAATAATTATTGATCGGCTTCTACTAAAAGAGCCTTGTTATTTTCTTCAATCATAACAGATACAGCTCTTATTATTGCTTCTGCGGAAGCTTGCAATATTGAAGCGTCATTTAGTTTAACGCCGCTGTTTTCGATACTGGACAGAATCTTACGGTTGGCATCTGAAAATTCTGTCAATCCAATATTTTGAAGTTGCTCGGCCCATGATGATGAATTATTCATATCTGATACTCCTTTCTGTGATTGTTAACGTATAACGTTATTCTAAGACAAAATTGAACGAATGTAAACAACAAATGTAATTAACAAATGTTTAAAGACGATAAGGGGGTGGAAAATGTGAAACGAACTCTTCCGACATGGTGCAAAGAAGTTAAAAAGTCCATGATTGATGATGATATAAACATGACGGAACTGGCTGAGCGTGTTGGTATGTGCCGGAATTATGTATCTGGTGTTGTTAATGGTCGAGTTTATGCACCGGAGATTGCGAAGAAGATAAGCCAGGACAGAAATATCACAGTTCCATATACGGAAAATATCGTTTGATTATATTTTAGCTTAGCGAGGAGGAAAATTAAATGGGAAAGCATGCTACGAAAGCGGGGGAAAACATATTTACCCAGGCACGTTACAATGCGGCAAAGTTCAATGACCGCCTAAACAGCAGAGAAGGTGCATCGGAAGAACTTGGAATAGATAGAAGTCGTCTGGCACGCATAGAACTTGGAAGCAAGAATCCATTTCCGGACGAGGTGCTGATGATGTCAGATATTTACAACGCACCAGAGCTGAAATCTTATTACTGTAAAAATATGTGTCCGCTTGGAAAAGATTTTCCGGAAATTAGGGTAGAGGCGTTGGACAGGATTAGTATTAAGGCCTTGTCATCGTTCAGAAAAATTTCTGCTGCGAAAGAACTTCTTCTTGATATTACTGAGGATGGCGTAATAACGGAAGATGAAAAGGAAGATCTCAACAAGATTATCAAGACATTGGACGAGTTGAATAAAATTACACAGAGCTTAAAAATTTGGGCTGAAAAAAATTTAGAGTAAAGGAGGCGGTTGTATGGCTGCTGGCATCGTAAAAGAAATTAACAGTACAAACCGTTCATATTACATGGTAAACGACATAACTGAATTGCTTGGAATAAGCCGGTCAAAAGCGTATGAAATGATTCGCACGATGCGAAAAGAGTGCATCGCATCCGGTAAACTTACAAAGGCTTATCCGTCCGGAAGAATTCCAAAAAAATATTTCAATGAACATTGCATGATTGAGTAGGAGGTGGAAGAAAATGTATTATCGTACATGTCCGGAATGTGGAAGTAATCTGGATCCGGGAGAACAATGTGACTGTAATGAGGAAAAAGAGTTCAGGAAAGAAGAGTCAAAGCGTGTTTCTAGGATGTTAAAAATTGAGGAAAGCGGTCAAATGAGTATTTTATTTGAGGAGGCAGTATGAAGGTACTTAGATTATACGATCTGATAAATGATAAAGAAACAATTATTATTTGCTATAGGTATCCAAGAACTGCCGTCCTTAGGCAGATGGATGCCGAGAAAATAGAGAACGAAAGGAGGAAAAGGAAAAGACAGATTTTCGTAAGAAAGATAAAGGAAGCGGCAATTTCTGCCATTGAGATTGCTGTATCCATAGTAGCTGGTTTGGCATTTTTGCATATCATATCCGAAAAGCTTCTTGAAATACGAGGGTATGAAGCTCTTGGTGGAGAAGTAATAGCGGCAGGATTTATCACATTTTTTACATTTTATGTTTTCGAATGGATAGGAGATCGGATATGGACAAGAAGATGATTGATGATGCAATAGGATTTGAGATACCAGAAGAGCTTTATGAAAACGCTGTGATTTCGGCAAGAAAAAAACTCCAATCACTAATACAGCGTTTTGGCGATTGCAACGGTGTTAGACGGACACCGGGCTATCTGGCTGAATTAGTGATTGAAGCCATTAAGTCAGAACTTTTAACCAAATACACTCTGACGATGGCGATTGCCGATCAGGCGCATGAGAATTAAAAGCAATTTTATTTTAGCACATGAAAGAGAGGAAAGCAATATGAAAGATGTAATGGCATCATTGCCGGAAGTAATAAAAGAGTACAAAGGTTATAATCTGTTAATCCCGACAGCGACAGATGTTCAGCTCAACCCATTCTATAAATTCCATGTGGAAGAAGTTGCGGTGGATTTGAGTGAAACAAGTGGAGATATTTTCAAAGTCGGATCCGTTGACACTGGCAGAAAAGACGACAAAGGAAACAAGATATATGCGGACGCCTTCTCCCTGTCCAAACCGTTACTAAATAAAATGGCTATGGCGGCTGGTATTCAGTTCAATCCCGAACAGACATATGGGGAACGGATCAACCGGGTGACGTACCGGGCACATGCACAGGGTGCTATGCGAAAAGCCGATGGAACCTGTCGAACCGAAACGGACCAGAAAGAAATTTGTCTTGAAGATGAAGAGGAAAAATACAGAATCGAATTCTCTGATAAAGCTGCAAGAGGGATAACCGATGATAAACAGGCAAAAGCCGCAGCTGAGATCTTTAAAGGAACGTGGACTAAAGCAAAGAATAAATGGGGGAAAACAGTTGATGCCTATGTGATTGATGAGGTAGACCGTGAGAAGTACATTGAAAGATCAGTCATG